TTTATTCAATACCTTTGTAATATGATCTAGTTGATCCTTGGTGAGAACCCTGAGTGCTTGGAGAGCTTTATCGTCATTATAACCATAATACTCTTTGACTACATCAAGATAATCAATAGAATCCTTTTTCGCCCAAGGAGAGAAACGCTTCCTCGGTTTCACACTATTTAGTAAAAAATCATATTGCATCTTCTTAGGAAGATGCGGGTTCTTGTTTAGTTCGTTTGCAAACAAGATAGTATCAGTGAAAGAAGAGAGGCACCTATTAATAATGTAAGGAGGATACCCTCGCTCAGCATCAAGATCATCATCGAGAATATTCTTCTTGGATTGGTTGATCGAGTACAGGTAGTCTTTCAGTTGGTACGTCATTCCAGTGTCTTACAGCGTTAGCAACAATAGCAATATTAGTAATCAAATATGTGATGAAAATAAAAGTGCGGATAAGTGCAACCCTATCCGCCTCAGAATCATTATTAGACGCTTTCTCACCAAGCGCCTTACACCACAATCTCCATATTATACGAAAGTGTTTCATCAGAATTTAGCAGTAACACCTACAATTTTAGCGTTGGGGTTGCGAGCAAGAGCAACTTCACGAGCTTCCTGATAGTTACGGGCATAGACTTCTTCTTTGAAGACTTTGCCAGCAACATAGAGTTGAACTTCACACTTCATTTGCCAGTACCGTTGCGTAGTTGGTGAGGACGAGTTCCTTGCGGCTCGCTTGATCTGTATTATAGGACCCTACGGAGCGCATGGTGTAAGTGTGTGCAAATTCTCCAACTGTCCACCCATCAAATCGATCCTTGACAAGGTTGCTGCTGTTGTATGAGATCAGTTGAGGACCGACGAAACGATCACAATCAACAGCAAAAGTATCGTGATCAAATCCTTTATGCATAGATCCTTTACGCCCATAGAGATTATCCTTAATATCGTAAGGAGGATCAAGATAAGTAAATACTGCCTTATCATCTGTAAGCAAATGCTCGTATGATAAGTTAGTTATACGCCAATTCTCGATCAAGGAGCTGTACATGGGTAGTCTGTCAATCCCTGCGATTGAGAAGTTACTGTCACTTGCTTGTTCTGAGAAAGAACTGGATTCGGTAAGACCTGAGAAACTGCACTTATTAACGACATAGAAAGAAACAGCACGGTGGAAATCTTCAAGATTCCGAGGATCTCCTGAAAGATATTCTTTTGCTTGACCGAACAAAACTCGTGCAGAAGATCGGTCGATGTGTCTCTGTTTGAGTTGAATGAGTTCGTCTCTGAGTCGTTGTCCATCTTCTTGAAGTACTCGCCAAAAATTATATAGTGGTTCGTAAAGATCATTTACCCAGATATCTAAAGCAGGATAACGCTTGGTTACTTCAAGTGCCATAGAACCACCACCCAAGAATGGTTCACGATATTCATTATAGTCTGCCAGAGATGGCATATATTGAAAGAGTTTACTAATGGCACGAGATTTACCACCAGGGTAACGCAAAGGTGTTTTAAGAGACTTCAAAGTTTGGGGCATGATATTTTAGATATTCACGAAAGGTTTGCTTGATCTCACGCTGCGTCATTCCACACCAGGCAGCAGCTTGTGGTAGATTCATTGTAGCATGAAAAAGTGCTTGATGTGCCTGTTCCACATTTTCTGGTGTGGTCTTTACAACTGTTCCCATAAGATAATTCCAGTATCTTTCCTTACATTCGTTCATTTGAATTCACAACTCATCATAATCTCTGTAAGACAAGCAAGCATATTTACCTCCTGATCTGGGACCACGCTAATATCTCTCATATACTTAGCAATAATAAGAACTGCCTCAGGAATAGAAGCAGGTTTCATGACACCATAGATGCTGTCGTAAATCTTACGCATCACCATACTTGGATCATTATCCATGTGCTGCACAACCCAGTTCTTCACATTCGTGAATTCTTTTTTCTTGAGAGAAGAAAGGAGAGTATCAAGATTAACGTCAGCCACATCAACAAGGATGGCAGAACTAATACTACCAGTGGCAGCATAGCGTTGACACTCATTGATAAGACGACGCCAATCAGGATAATAACGCTTAACGAGCTTAGCGAGAACTTTGTCTTCATACTCAACACACTCATGTGTCAGGATAGATTTGAGACGAGTAAAGAACTCACCTTGTAACTGAGTTGATTGCTCTGGTTTGATACGAAAATCAACAACCGTGCAACGAGAATGCAACGGTTCAATAATCTTGTTGATGAAGTTGCAAGTAAAGATAAAGCGACAGTTGCTGTGGAACTCCTCCACAGCGGTTCTCAGGGACAGTTGCACGTCGTTGGTGGTGTTGTCTGCCTCATCGATGATGACGACCTTGTGGGACGCTCCAGAGGTCAGAGAGACGGTGCTAGCGAACTGGCGGATGCGATTGCGCACCGTGTCAAGGAAACGCCCCTCGTCGGACCCGTTGATGACGATGTAAGATGCCCCGATCTCCTCACACATAGCCTTGGCGATGGTGGTCTTGCCGACCCCTGCGGTGCCTGTCAGCAGCAGGTTGGGCAGTTCCCCTTGGTTGACAAAACCCTGGAACACCTGCTTGGTGCTCTCAGGGAGGATGCAATCTTCAACTGTTTTTGGTCTATAAGATTCCACCCACAAAAATTCTTTGCTCATTCTAAAGGTCGTTTGAAAGATTTACTAATGATGCTTTTAGAGTCAAACATCAACTTCATATATTCTACACCCTTTTTGGGTTTGGTGTGCTCTCCACACGTAAAAATATCACATACTGCCATTCGTTTTTCAGGCCACGTATGAATGCTGATGTGAGATTCAGCAAGCATAGCGACGCAAGTTACACCTTGAGGATCAAACTTATGCGAGTGCAACGCAAGCAAAGTTGAGTTGCACTTATTTGCTGCTTGATAAACCACATCTCTTATAAACTTTTCATCATCAAGAAGATGACTGTTGCACTCTTTGAGTGTAAAGAGAATGTGTTTCATCAGGGTTCAAGAGCGATGTAATAAGTTAGATCAAGGTTTTGGTTTGTCCATTCAGAAATAAGGTGCTTAGATACTTTGACAGTATAGTCACCAGGGAGCAAACGAATATTTTCAATCTTGAGATCAAGTGAATAAGTGCCAGTAGAGCAACCAGAAATGGATTGCTCGTAAGTATTGCTGGTATCATTCTCTTTGTCACTAAGGATGAGTTTGATAACGTTCTCTCCTTCTACAGATTGGAAAGAGAGATCAGGCAGACTGTAAACAGCAGATGCTTTCTGCAATTGAATCAGTTCTTCTCCAGAAAGATTGAACTGAATATCAGCACCAGGAAACTTTACATTTTTCTCAGGTGCAGACTTGAGCGTGATTTCTGGATCAGAAAAGTAATAGCGAGCAGACTGACGACCGCCACGAATATTGACAAAATTTTCGTTGGCAAACTCAAGCTGAGGGTCGCTAAACAAAGAGATCCCAGAAAGGAACTGACTGAGATCGTAAATAGCGAAGTCAACTGGAAATACTTCTTCACCCGTAAACTTTGCAAGTATGTTCTCTGCGTTGCTAATCGTGCGTACTGTGCTTCCTTGGCGGAATACGATGGAGGAATTGATTGTGGAAAAGTTTTTGAGGACATCAAGGGTTTTCTTAGAAAGAACGACTTTACTCATGGACGATGATACTCTTCACGGTTTGCATTTTGATCGTTGAAATGAAGGAGGAGAACAGCATAGTGCAGAACCTTCAAAATGTCACGGCGGGCAGTTCCCTTCTTATCGTAGCGAGAAGCGTACTTCAGGATATTGCTACGACAGAAAGATTCTCCATCACCACAGGCAGCAATCAAATCAAGAGTTTGAATGCCGTCTTCTCCACCAGTAGAATAGTGTTGACGATAGGTTTCTGTAATGTATCCTCGCAACTCATCAAGGATTGCTTCTTCATTATATTTGTAATTCATTCAGCGATTCCAGATTAGTTGAATATTATCATGGTAGCATTCTTGAACGTTCCCGTCAAGATCTTTTACGAGCAATTTAGAACCTTCTGCTTCAAGAATCTTGACGGTCTTGCCGCTATGCAAAACGGCAAGATGATCAACGTATCCATGCATCTTATCAGAATACATTCTCTTCCTCCTTGGTTTCTACGTTGGCATCAATTTTATCATACAGTTCGATGAACGACTGCTTGGTCTCATCATCAAAGCGATTGACACACACCTTGATTGCTTTCATGCGATCACCCCAGATAGCATATGCACGAATGATATGCACAAGGCGGCGAGTGGAAATGACTTCATCAATACCACCATCTTTGAAAGTCTTGCGAATGATGTCTGCCCAGTTGGCAAGATTCGCACAGAACTCACGATCTTCAACTTTATGATCAAGGGCAACACCCTCAAGAATGCGTTGCTCAATTTTAGGAGTAGGATACTCTTGCTCAAAAGTCAAAGCAAAACGCTCAAGGAATGCTTCGTTGAGAACGTTGGTGCCGATGAAACGACCATCATCGCTACCCTTGCCCTTGGTGTTGGCAGTAGCAATCACGTTGAAACCAGCAGCAGGTTGAACGTAACGACCAGTCTTCTTCAGGAAGACACCTTTTCCTTCAAGAATAGATTGCAGACAAAGGATTTTATTGGAGGCAAGATCAACTTCATCTAGAAGCAGCACAGCTCCACGTTCCAGAGCTTCGATGACAGGACCATTATGCCAAACAGTTTCACCATTAATAAGACGGAACCCACCAATAAGATCGTCTTCGTCGGTTTCAATTGTGATATTTACACGAATCAACTCTTTATTTAGAGCAGCACATGCTTGCTCAACAGAAAGAGTTTTGCCATTACCAGACAAACCAGTAATGAAAGTTGGGTAGAAGATACCAGACTGAAGGATCTTCTTCACATCAGAAAAGTTCCCGAACGGGACGAAAGTATCATCTTTAGAAGGAACAAGGTTCAAATGTTCCTGAGCGGTAACAGCAACAGCAGGAGCAGCAGCAGGTGCTTGATAGTTCTGCTCAAGGCGTTCTTGCACGGTCAGGTTCCAAGTACCACGCTTGACATAAAAATCACGCAAGCGCTTGGTAGCAGTAGCATAGGTAATATCAAAGACACCGCAAGCATCTTGAACCATGGCAGCGTTGATGTCGTTGCCAAAGTTTTTGGAGAGATAAGAAGTCAGTTGATCGGTAGTAACGTCGGACTTGCGAGGCATGGCGGTCATTTCGTTGATGAACTTAGTATAGGGCAGGGTGGTTGGTTCTGGGTCAAACCCAAGACGGTTTGCGATCTGGCACACGTAAGTAGTTATCTGCTACCCATGGCTTGGATGCAATATACATTTTGTATGCGTCAAATGTTGTAATACTCGTATCATACTTGTATTCATCTGGCATAGCACGAGCGAAGGGGGTTACATCTGTAATCTTACCTTTAGGGAAAAGATAGTATGCATGTGTCAAAGTGCCTTCACATGAGTGAATTCTATTATAGCGAAAGGTATATTCCTGACACAAATTCAATCCCCACTTGATGAGCCAATAGGCGTTATCCATCGTCTCTGCCGCCCACTTGGTGCATGGATGATTACGGAATGCGCCCTTCTCAGTTTTATAGGGCGTGCCATCTTCTTTTGGAAG